GGATTTCGATGTTGGCGTAGTGGTCCTGCTGGATTTTGGAGAAGTGCGCGTCGAGATAGGAGCGGGTCTCCTTGTCGAAGGGAGGGGGGGATGCGAGGGCGCGGGACTTGGTGGGGGTTTTCGTCTTGGGTGTAAGGGAGGCAGCCTGCTTGGCCGCGATGCGGGCAGCAAGACGGACGGCGCGGCGGGCCTTGGCCTCTTCTTGGGGGGAGATGGAAGGGCTGGGGCTGTTGTCGATGATCTCCTTGATCTCTTTGGCGGAGCCAGAGAGTTGGGGTGGGTTGACCGTGGGGCGCTGCGTCTTTTTGCGACGGGGCGTCTTGGTGAGGGTGGGTTCGGGCGCTTCTGCTTTGGTCTTGCGGGGTGTCTTGGCCATGGGTTAGCGTCCTCGCTGGGCTTGTGAGAGTGGGACAAGGTTTCCTTTTTGGACTTCCTGTTCCATCTGCTCTTGGGGAACTGTGTTGGCTCCACGGGCGCGTTCCATCATGGACATCTGCTGGGAAGGGGAGGGGCCTTCCTGCTGGAGTTTCTCCGGGGCGATGCGGAAGCGGTCAAGGTCGGTGATGCCCATGGCCCGGATGGCCTCTTCGGCGATCTGACCCGCGTCGTACTCCATGTTGAGGCCAGTTTGTTGCATCATGCCGAGCATGTTCATCCACGTCTCCGCGTTGCGCGTGGGTTCAAGGGGAAGGGTGCCGTCGATGACAAGATAGTCGATGTCGCCTTGGAGGTGCTGGGCCACGTCGAAGTCGAGGTAGCCGTCCTCCACGATGCCAGAGAGTTGGGACGGCATGGTGTTGTTGTCGATCTTGATCGAGCCTTCGTAGGCGAGGGCGTCTTGGATGTTGGCAACCATCATGCGGACCATCGGGCGCATGGTCGTGGCCGACATGATGCGCGAGAGGACGCCAAGACGTTGGGAGCCGAGTTGGGTGAGGCGCTGGATTTCCGTGGCCGTGCGGATGCCGTCGGAAGTGGGCATGCCCTGCTGGGCGTCCGAGGCGGCAGAGACGCGCTGCTTGAGTTCCGACATGGCCGCAATGTCATTCATGTGGCCACGGGTGACGTCTGGGACGGAGGCGATGAAAACGCCGTCACCGGGCTTGGAGCCGGGAAGGGTTCGGACGATGCCCCACGGGTTCCGGTCGATGAGGTCCGGGATCACGACTTGGGTGGGATCGGCGAAGATGAGGTTGTTGAGAGAGGCTGTGATGTTGTCCACGCGGGAGCGCATGAGGAAGGTGGCGATGTCGTGCATGGGCAGCAGAAGGTCGTAAAGGGACTGGCCATGGGTCTTGTGGCTGTCGTGGTAGATGCCGCCGATGACGGCAGGGAACTGCTGGCCATAGGGGTTGAGTTGCAGGCGGATGATGACGTCTTCGTCGAGGACCGTGGCAAGGAGGTAGATGCGGTCAATCTGGGGGACGCCGATCTCAGTGCCAGAGAGGGTGACCCAGCACTCGTCTACGGCGCGGTTGTCGCCGAGGGTGAAGTGTGAGCCTGACTTCTCGTGCTTGATGGCAGGGTCGATGGAGAGGCCACGGCCCTGTTCTTTGTGCCAGCGGTGAGCTTCCCAGCCTTGGCGCGGGGGTGTGTCGCGGTGGAGGATGGCCGGGAACATCTTGAGTTTGGGATAGAGGCCAGATTTGAGGAGGGTGGAGGATGAGCAGAAATCGGTGAAGGTGATGAACTGCATGTTCTCCCAGTCGCCCCAGTTGACGCGGGGGTCGGGGAAGGTGCGGCGGGGATCGAAGTTGACGATCTGGTTCTGGTTGGTGCGGGCGTCCCATGCGATCTTGGTGGGGGCGAAGCCATAGCGGACACTGTCGAGCAGGAGTTGCGCGAGGCGGGCCTCGCCTGCGGTACGGCGCATCTGTTGGTGAAGGACGCGCTCAAGGATCATGGAGGGCTGACGTGAGGTGCGGTTGAGACCTTCAAGCTGGAACATCGGGTTCCGGCCTGCGAGGGCCGACATCATGTAGGTGACGACAGTGTCGGCAATGGCGCGGGTGTCTGCAATGACGGCCTTCTCGCGGAAGTCGGTGGTGTCCGGTGGCACGTAGACGTCGTGTGCGCGGTCTGCCTCGCGCCAGTGGTCATAGCGCTTGGAGATGGAGCGGTGCGACATCTGGACGGCAGCCTTGACGTAGTCAACGAGCTTGGCCTCCTGCTTGTCGGTGAGGAGGTGGGCGATGTCTTCGTAGTTGAGAAGGCGCGTGACGTATTCGGAAAGGTCCACAACGATGCCGTCTTGTGCGCCCCCGGTCTCGTTCCTGTACCACTGGTTGCGGTAGCTGTCCGAGGGGTTTTGTGCTGCTACGTCTTTCATGAGGCGGTCTTCTTTTTTGGGGCGAGGCGTGAGCGGAGAAGGGGCGTGAGCCGACGTTCTGTAAGGGGTAGCGTCTTGGGGAGGGTTGGTCGTCCCTTGGGCGTAGCGAAGCTACGTCTTGGACTTGTACAGTTAGCGTCCCCAACCCTTCCAAGGGTTGGAGGCGCGGTGCTTGCCGAGGAGTTGCTCGGAGAGGGACTTGCCGTACTGGTCGGGGTTGTTGTTCAGGGAGTTGATCGCGTTCAGCGACATGGCCTCTAGGTCGAGGGGGAGGCCAGACTTGGAGAGGACTTCGAGGGCCATGACGAGGGCGTCCACTTGGTCGTCGTGGGTGCCGCCGGGGAAAGCGGAACACTCCTCCACGAACTTGTCCAGCCACGGGGCAGAGGAGGGGAGGTAGACGCGACCGCCTTCGATGAGGGGGAGGACGGCGTTGGTGCGGGCGGCCTTGTCGTGGACCTGCTTGACGGGGATCACGGAGATGCCGGATTGGCGCTTGAGTTCTTGGATGAGGGATTGGCCAGAGGCTTTGTCCTCGATGTAGAGGCCACGGAGGCCGCGTCCGCGCCACTGGGCGGAGAGGTTGATCATGCGGGACTTGAGTTCGGGGAACTCGTAGCGGCCACGCTGGACGTCGATGATGTAGATGTCGCCTGCCGTGTCCATGCCCGCGACGACGGAGACGGAGTAGTCGGCCTGTTCGTTCTTCTTGAAGGCAGTGTCGCAGGCGATGACGATGGAGGAGAACTTGTTGGGCGTGATGTCGTCTGGGTAGGTTTGCCACCAGTTGGCCTTGATGAGGTTACCGCCCTCGACGGTGGGTTCCTGTTGGTAGAGAGAGGCGAACTCGCGGGGGTTGAGGCGACGTCTGCGCTGGAGGTCGTCTAGGGGGAAGCGAGAGGGCCAGAGGGACTTCTCGGTGGGGCGACGGACGGCGCGGGCTTCCTTGGGGATGAGGGCGAGGTTGTTGGCGTATTCGGGGTCTGAGGGTGGGAGGCAGTCGCGGTTGACGAGATGGGTGGAGGTCTCGGTGATGGCTTGGAAGTTGACGTGCTTCCAGCGGCCCTCGGCCCAGTCTTCTGTTTGTTGGAGGCGGCCCGCAAGGTCGTCTGGGTGCCAGCGGGTGAGGACCACGATCTGGCGGGACTTGCGGTTGTGCGTGTCGGGCTGGAGGCGGGTGGCGAGGGCGGACGTGTAGTAGTTCCACGTGTTGTTGCGCTGGGTCATGCTCTCGGCGTCGGTACGGGACTTGATGGGGTCATCGACGATGAGGATGTTCGCAGGACGGCCAGAGGTGGTGCCGCCGATCCCCACGGCGAAGTAGGCCCCGCCGTCTGTGGTGCGCCAGACGTCTGCGGCGGATGAGGAGGGGTCTTGGTGGAATTGCGGGAAGGCTTGGGTGAGGCGGGGGTCGTCGATGGTGGAACGGACTTGGCGTCCGAAGTCGATGGCCAGTTGGGAGTTGTAAGAGCAGGACATGATGAAGCGCTCTGGATCGCGGGCCATGCAATAGGCGGGGAAGAGGACGGTGGAGAAGGTGGACTTGGCGAAGCGCGGGGGCATCGTGACAAGGAGGTTCTGTTCGGGAAGGGTGTCCTTCTCGAAGGCGTCGAGGGCGTTGATCAGTTCGATCTGAAAGGGGGCGAGGGTCCACGTGGGGTAGATGAGTTTGACGAAGTGGAGGAAGGACGTGGACGCTTGTTTCAGGGCGAGGAGATGGCGGGCCGCGTCTGAGAGGGGGAGGGCTTTGGGCGGCATGGGTGTGGCCTTAGTCTGGTTCGAAGTTTGCTTTGACTGCAAACATGGACGCTGTTTCTAGGTGTGTGATGGCGATGGACTTGCGGCGGGATGGGGGCAGCTTGTCGATGACTGCGGCCAAGTCGTTTACGGCTGACTTGATCTCTGCCACGAGTTCGGAATTGGAGGGGTTGAAGGCTGCGGCGGAAAGGTCTGGCTTGGTCATTTGAGGAGTTCCTTGTTGCTATTGACGATGCGGGAGCCACGGAGTTCGTTGGCGAGGTTCTGGTCGGTGACCGTGGAGGCCATGATGTGGGCGAGGTGGTCCATCAGCGCGGCTGCGCGGTTGGGTGGTGGGACGGAGGAAAGGTCGAGGACGGACATGGCCTCGCCGAAGTCGGCGAGGGTGAT